CGTTCTTGCCTTACTCAGAGCATACCTATCAACAAGCACCTTATGAGCCTATTGACTTAGAGACTTATGAGAAGTTGAAGGAAGAGTTTCCAGAGACGATTGAGTGGAACATCTCTGAAAACTCTGACATGACTGAAGGGTCACAGACGTTAGCCTGTACTGGTAACAACTGCGAGATTTAATCAAACACACCTTTAAGGGTTTTACCCACTACTGGAAGAGCATATATTGTTTCATCTGGTAGTGGGTCTCCTTTAGTTACCGCTTCACCCATATCTTTTAAGACAGCGGCTGGCAACGTAGCACTAACAGGTGGGAATATATTAGTTAGCATGGCGTTTGCAGGGTCTTGCATAAACTTGGTATAGCCGTAATCGTTAGCACCTAAAGCCCCTAAAGTAATTACTGAGCCTATTTGATACAAAGCACCAACAGCAGCCTCTTCAGGGTTAGGTACTTCTCCTTTCAACACTTGCCGCCCTTCGTTGACAACACCGAAACCACCACCAGAAATAACTAGGTACTTCATTGCGTTAGTAAGTGCTTCTTTCTTGTTGCCTTGCTGCCACTCTCTAAGAATACGACGCTCCATTAGATCAAGCTGCTTGACAGCAAAGCCTTTTAGCATGTAAAAGATACGTGCGTTAGGAGACTTTAAACCTGCTGACGTTTGCGCTGCTGGGTTAATAGGCTGTAGTCTAAACAAGTCAAACATAACTAGATCACGGACAAGTTCACTGTTTACATCACCAGCAGCTATATCTCTTTTAAGTTGATCTAGTTCCGCCTTGCTAAAAGTGTTAGTCCATTTGTTATCAAACGACCCGTTAGCTATGTCTTTTTTCGCCTTGTTAAAAGAAGCACCCATGATCTTAGTCTTACCAAACTTATCAAGACCAGAAAAACCAGAAGCTTTCATAGACCACTCAAGTAGATCCTCACTACCCTTAGCTAGTTTTTCTAGGAACCTTACCCCTGTTATAGAGCTATCACCTTTAGTAGATCTTCTTATAAATTCACCAAAGACCTGCCTAGCCAGACCAACATCATCAGCAGAAAGACGTACATTATTCCTACTAAAGACAGACTTAAGTACGTTACCAACACCCAACTCAAAAGCAGCGTTGAATAAGTCGTGTACGTTCATCAACGCACCGTAAGGGTTAGCAATAGTACCTACATACCCTAAGCTTCTAACAACTTCTAACTCTTGAGACATACCTCTGTTAGCATTAACGCCTAGGTCATCTAGTATTTCAATAGCGTTTTTAATTTGTAGATCAGAAAGACCTTCACGCTTCATTGCTTCACGTATAATCTTTTCGTCAAACAACTTAAACGAATCACTTTCAAGCTTGGCCGTTGCTTCTAAGGCAGTCATCTCACCTTTTTTAACTTTGTTCCTAAGCTTCTTTGGTAACTTTTTAATATCCAGTGCTACGGTAGGCATACCAGATGTTCGGAAACCTAGCTGTTTACCTAGCTCCATACGTGTAAGAGTTTCTCTCTGCCAACGCCAATGAGAATCAAAGATGTTAGCGTACTCTAGCTCCTCTCCGTCTAGCTTTGCTCGCTCTTCTTCCATAGACTTACGGCTACGTTTCTTACTGGCTACATCTTCTGCTTTACCCGCAGCTCTTGCTCTGTTGATACGCAAACTAACGTCGTCATCTACATACTTTAACGCAGAGTGCAACCATACATCAGACAAAACACCAGCAGTTACTTCTTTACGATAGCGACCGTTAAACTCCATGTTATCATCAAAGAACTTTTGAAGACGTTCACCAGCACCTTTACCTATTTTAGCATCAGCGTATTTCTTAGCGGCTTGTAAAGATTTTGTTGCTGCTTTAGCCCCAATGTTTGTTGCGTTAACAGCATCCAGCATCAAGTCATTAAACTTAACATCATCTGCTAAGTTTCTCAGACCTTCCATGCCCTTCCACATTTCGTCTAGCTCAGACTGACCACGAACTACACGGTTCATTCCACGAATGATACGAGAAGAGAATGCCGGGCCTACTACTGTTTCTGCTAAGGTAGCTAGTGGTGACGCAAAGCGACGAAACTTAACAATACTGCTCTGTGCTTCCGGTATTGTTCTTCCTTTATCTATAGCAAGACGACCTGCTGTTAGGTCTAACAAGTCTTCTCTAAAGGCATTAAGCTGTGTAACATCATCAAAACCTCTGTTAGAGTCTTTAATTAACTGCTTAACTCTTTTGTTCTTACCTACAACTTTAGCTGCTTGCTTACCGCTAACACCCATCTCTTCTGCATAACGCATTAGACGAAGCATTGTGTTACCTAAAGCATTAGGATCAGTACCTTGTCGGCCTACTGCGTCAGCAAGAAACTCAGTCTCTCTGATAATTAGCTGATCAACAAGATCATCGTCAGTCAACTCAGCTGTTGGTCTTGTTATCTTCTGACCAGACACAGCGGTCTGCAACGCATCAACTTGTTGTGTGTGTAACGTATCTGGGTTTGTAGATGTTTTTACAAGATTAGGATTAAAAACAGAATCAATTATTTTACCTACACCGCCGCCTATTAATGCACTGGTGCTTCCTAAAATTAACCGCTCTTCTGCAGACTCTCCTGAAGCAAAGCCGTAGGTACCTGCTTCTATTGCACCTTGCTTAGGTAGACTAACAATACCCGCTCTAGTTAAAAGGGCTGTACTTAAAAAGGCTGAAGGAATAACACCAACAGTTTCCGCAGCTACAGCAGCGCCGGGATTCAGATAAGAAAACTCTTCCCTCTCCTTGTTAATCCTGTCTTTCTCAACAGAGTAAGACGTGTTGTTTACCTTAGATGCGTATAAAGCTTCTAGTTCGTCTGCGGCTTGTAGAGATAAACCACCAAATACTTCACGAGCAACACCTAAAGATTCAGCGGACTCTATTTTTATAAGCTCATCAAATATTTTTCGTGTTTCATCAGAAACGCCAACAGGTAAAATTTCTTTTTCTACACTAGATACTGCTCTGTATTCAGCAAGACGTTCTTCAAAATTATAAGAAGATTCAAGCGCCTTAGCAGTAGACTTAGATAAAGTTATTCCTAAATTTTTAGCAATACTTGCTATATCAACAGAAGGCATTGTAGGCTTTGACTGAGCCATTAAGTCAGTAAGGGTAACGTCAGGTTTATCAACGCTTACATCAGGGACTCTAACAGAAGGCATTGTAGGCTTTGACTGAGCCATTAAGTCAGTAAGGGTAACGTCAGGTTTATCAACGCTTACATCAGGAATCTCTCTAGACTCTAAAGCATATCTAGCACGATCAACAACTTGCTTAAACATGCTAGGAGTTTTATCAAAGTCCGTATCAAACTCATCACCGGGCTTGACAAAAAACTCTATCTTAGTAGCATCTTGCGGGGTAATGCCTAGTATCTTACCAACAGAAGCTTCGTCTGTTTTCAATACAGCTGCTACCTCTTTTAAAGTAGCACCAGCATCTACTGCTTGACGTGCTAGTCTAGGTATAGCTTCTTTAGGGTTTTTAAAATCTTCCCTATCATCTACATTAGAACTTTCAGGTTGTTTACTAACGGTTGTTTTAGCCACAAAAACCTCACCTAAAGTTATTCATTCTATTTTGACGAGTAGATGCTGCTCTTATTTCTTCTCGCATAGCTATAGCTTCTTCTTTAGAAATATTAAAATCTTTCATTAAACTTTGTATAGCCTGTTCTTCTAAAGTTGCTCGTTCGTTTTCAAATGCGTCAATAGCTTCTGATTGTTCTTGACCTTCTATTTTACTACGCATACCAGACATGGCAAAGTCAATCAACTCTTTTTTATTTTTAATACCTTGCTTAATACCTAATGCCATTTGTTCTTGAAAAACTTCTACCTCATCTTCTGTACCACTGCCCGTTAAAAAATCGTGAATGTCACGTTTGCCCATCCAGTCTTGCCAGAAAGTAGTATTAGAGCCTGCCTTTATAATGTCTTCTGTAACTATTCTCGCTTGTCTGTTATACTCTTCGTCAGAATACATAGCATCTGTTTTTTGTTTTTGATCAGCATTAACAGCTTTAACAACAGCAGACACAGCGGCCTTTCTTTCAAAAGTAGATTTAGGCTCTTTTGAGTTAAGCGTGTCTATGTGTTCTCGCAACGAAGGAACTTTTTCTAGTAGATCAGGATTGTTATTAACATAATCTGAATAGTATCCTGTTAGTTCCATAGCACTTTTAGAAGCCGCCGCGCTTTCTTGTTGCTCTCTTTTTAAATTAGTTTCTTTTAAAATATTGTCACGTAACCTTGGAGGAATAGCTATTTCTTCTTCCCCTACTTTTAAAGTAGCAGGTACTTCTGTTTGCTGGTTAGCTAACATGCCATTAGAAACAAAATCAATTATTTTTTTATCGTCTCTTACTTGTATCTTAGCTGCTCTTTCAATCTCATTAAAGGTATACTGGTCTCTACTAGCCGTTAATCTAGCAGCTTCGTCGTACTTACCAGCCTTATTTAACTTATCAATGGCAAAGTTAAATCTCTGCGTAGGATCCATAGCAGCAAGTTGTTGTTGCTCTGCTTGTTGTTGTTGCTGCTGCATACGAAGAGCAGGAGCTTGACCAATACCACGCGCAGCAGTAAACAAACCCTCTTGATAAGAAGGTTGTAGCATGCTCTGTAAAAATGCTTGTGAAAACTTAGCCATGATTAACCTCGTTAGTCAATTATTCCAATAGCACGGCCAATTGAGCCAAGACCGCTGCTGATACCATCAAACAAACCGCCTAGATCACCAAAACCACCCGGATCAATAACAGTACCAGACTTAGTAACCTGTGGCGTAAACAAACCAGCAAGTACGTTAGACCCTATACCGCCTAGAAGGTTAGCTCGTGCTTGCTCTGCCAACAATCTAGACTCCAGACCAGACATAGCAGTCTCACCAAACAGACCTGTACCGTATAACTGAGCCTGTTGCTGTAACTCTGCCATGCGCTGTGCTGGCTGTGTTGCTGCCAACAACTGTGCCTGCGGTATATAACCAGCACCAAGGAACTGTTGTCCTAGTCCGGCTTGTTGCATTTGCTCTGCCTGAGCCTGCTGCATAGCGCCTAGCATAGATCGTGTACGTGCTTCTTCTTGAGCAGTCGCCATTGCTAGTTGCTCAGGAGTAGCACCACCGTATGCTGCTGAAGATGTTCCTAACCGACCCTGAGCCGCTAAACGCTCTTCTAATGCTAGACGTTGACGCTCCTCTTCAGGACGCTGCGCTGCTCGCATACGCTCAAAGATAGCTTGCTCACGATCTACAGTAGGTTGTACTGCCTGACCAAAGAACTGACCTGCACCGCCTAGTAGCTGTTGTTGCAATGCTTGTTCTTGGGGTGACAGTGTCATACCTACTTCAAGACCGCCTGTAGTAGGTTGTTGTTGAGCAAGCCGTCCAACAGGTACTTCAGTAGCGTTAGTTAATGGTGTTAATAAATCGTTTCTTCCCGAAGGCTGGTAACCAGAAGCCATTAGCTGTTGCTGAAACTGTCTTAACAACGCATCTTGCTTTGATGTGTCTGGAGCAGGACCGCCTACTTGGTATTCGGGGTCTCCAAGTTTAAATAGCTGATCCATACCCATGCCCGGAGGCAACATCATTGATGGAGGCGCTGTTGGGCTAGGAGCGAAACCACCGGAGCTTGGTGCTGGCATTGTTTGCATTGGTTGACCGCCCATACGCGCAGTAAACATAGCACCTGTAGGAGTAGTCACCGTAAACGGTTTAAACTGTGACTCAGCTTGACCACGCTCTGCAAGCTCCATAGCTCCGGGAATACGTACACCACCTACGGTTGTGCCTAATATAGACTCCTCACCAATATCGCTTAGTCTGTCATAAGCTTCTTTAGTCAACAACGTACCAGCAATGCCGGGAAGCGCAGGAGAAATGGCTGAACCTATCTCTTTAATACCGCCAAAAACATCCCCAACACCTTCAACAAATTCGCTAAAAAAACCGCCTTGGTTAGGCTGTGCTACTAACGCTACCATTAGTACGTACCTCCGTCAATTGTTCCTGTAGACAACGTACCTGTAAAAGTCAATGCAGGAATTGTCACTGTGCCTGTAAACGTAGGGGAAGCAATGTCCGCCTTCGTAGCGATAGCTGTAGATATGGCGTCAAACTCTGTTTCAAACTCAGCGCCCTTAATGATTTTACCGCTGTCTCCGGAAGGTAGACTGTCTTTAGCGGCAAAGTCAGTGGTCTTTGTATAGTTACTCATAGTACTTTACCCATTAGTGCTAATACGTTAATCTCTTGGAGAGACAAACCTGAACCGTCTATGTCTGCTTCCAACCCAATTGTTATAACTCCACCGCCTCCGGTAGTGTTTATGCCACGGCGTGACGTAAGATCACCACCTGTAAATTCTGCTGTACTGTTGTACTCACTCTCATTAAAGTAGCCTGTAACTTGATTACCTACAGTAAACTCTGCCGTTTGAAAAAACGTACCAAAGTCGTAAGCCCACTTAAGAAACATAATAGCACTGTTAGCACCAACAATAGTAGGGCGTAACTTCTTAAGTATCTTTAGTCTTGATGGGTCGCCAAAGGTTAAACCGGGACTGTAGTACTTAAAACGATATTTACTACCGTTGTCTCTGTAGCCGCTGTACTCACCTATACCTTCACCGTTACCAATCAACAATGTGCCGTCATCTTTCCTACCATAAGCAGTAAAGCCTGTACCGGGCCAACGTGTTACACGGTATGCACCGTTTTCTAGTGTTCCTCGAACGTCGAAGCAAAAGGTCGTGTCTTGAGCAGTAAAAGTTAACAAGTAAAAACCTTCTTCTGGGCTGTACACAGAGCGATAAAACTCAGTCTCGTTCTGCAGCAGACCAATAATGTCTTTAGAAATAGTGCTTGACAAACTTGTAATAGGCATTGACTTTTCTTGGATTGTCCTACCAAAGCTTTTGAGTCCAGTGTGTGACAAGAACAACACGTCTGTACCAGTGTACTGCACTGTGTCACGAGCAACACAACCAACGCCTGCTACGGTGTCTGCAAGTGACATTGTTGCTGGAGCTTCAGCGCCTTGGTATACAACAATGCTGTGCTTACCAAAGATAATCAACAGTCCGTTATGTGCAGCCAGC